TTTAATTCGACGACCACGTCTATTTTTTTTAGGTTTATTTGCTTTTTCTTTAGCTGCAATTCTGTCTTTTGCTAATTGTTGTGCAGTTTTAGGCTTTTCATATGTTCCTTTAAGTTTAGCTTTTTTACGTTCTAAAGCCATTCTTTGTGCTCTAGAGCGTCCATCAGAACCTGATTTTTCAGAAATCCTTTTATCTATAGCTTTAACAGCTTTTTTAGTTTCATCAGCTTTAGTTACTTTTGCTTTAACTTTATTAATTTGATTTCCTATAGCTGTAATAGGATTTCCAATTTTTAATTTGTTTTTTTTAGCTCCGCTGCCTCTTTGTCCTCTAGCCATAATAATTAAGTGATGTAAAGTTTGTTTTTATTCTTTTTACGTGGTCTCGCACGATTTTTTGAAGCATCTTCTGTTCCATGCTTACCGGGACCGTTCATGTTATGTGAGGCATCTTTACCATCACCATTACCATAGGTACCTAATTTACGATTTAACGCTGTAGCTCTCCTAGCAATTTCATTACCCGGACCTTGTTTGTTATATCGTGTTTGTTGTTTAATCCTACGCTTGTTAGCTGCAGGATTAGCATCATAATATCGTTGTGTTTTACCTTTTGCCATACATCCTCCGAGTTACTAACTCTGGATCTATTTTAGGTATCAACTGATTTAACTTATCTAATGGGTTACCATCATAGGCTACACCACTAATATCATTAGCTTTTAACCAATCACAAGCTGCTTTTAAATCTTGTGTGGTTGCCTCGCCATTACGGACTCTGTTAAGGAATTCCGTAGTGACAAGGTTATGCAGTTCATTAAACTGCTCTTCGTTAGCTTTGTTCATTTTAATTTATATGAGACAGGATCACGTGCTCCCGTGTTGGATGATATCCAAACGTGGCTCGCATCCAATCAAGCCAATTTCTACTACCCTTTTCCTGATTACATCGACGACATGATGGTACAACATTAGCGGTGACATCTTTGCCACCTTTACATTTTGGACGAACATGGTCGATAGTAAGGTTGTGTAATTCATGTAATTCTCCGCAATAAACGCATTGACAATTAAAGTGCTCTTTAATAGCTTTTCTCCAAAGCTTTTTAGCATCAGGACTTTGCATTGATATTAAATTTTGTAGATAATGTTCAGGTGAAGGTAGTAATGGAGTCATTAAAACTATTTAGAGGATACGAATATCTTAGTTTCAATAAGCTCTACAGCTGCATCATCTAGCTGATTATCTGTGGTAGCGACTAACTTTTTAAGAACATCCAAGATGAGTCTCTTAACTGAGTCAGACTTAGCAAAAGTTAGAATAATTGGTTTGAGTAAAGTAATCATTTTAATTAGGTGTTAGAATAATCCAAATTTCTTTTTGGGTTTAGGTGGTAATAATGCAGAGATAGGTACAATATCTTGACATAATACTTTCATCTTTGAATTAGGATGAAAAGTAAAACCTTTCTGTTGTAACTCTGCACATTTTAATGCTCGAACTAATTCATAGTCGAGTCTCATCTTCTCCTCTTGTCTTTTAGCCATAGATCTACATTGTTTTAAAGCTTTTCGATCTAAGGGAACCATAAAATTAACTTGGAACCCCCAGTTCTCTCCTTTAGTGTAGCTATCTTGCTGAAGATTTTGAGTATCTTCATTCCATGATCTGGGTTCTGTATGATTACCCATATAGAATGGTGAGAATGTCATCGTACTTCCGTTGCAACTTATGTTAGGACCAAAGTATTGTCTACTTTGAGACCCATTGTTCTGAAATTGCACCGCTTGGTTGGTAACATTTCCCGTCGCTGCGGCGACTGGATTAGATGTATTGTTCGTTTCGCCTTCGGCGTAAACAGGACTTCCTATTGAGAGAAGACCGATAAGGAAGTAGTAGTAGCGTTTGTGGTGATATTTCTTGTCACGTCTATCTGCTCTATTACTCCTGCAGCTCTGGTAACCGTCTCTAGCTGGAATGCGTCTCCAGCTGTTTGAATATCGAATACCGTATCTGTTGCTGTTATTCCTCCAGATGTTGCGGAGGTAGCTG